GATTGATCCTGTTACTGCTATTGCTGGAGCCTCTAAAGCATTTGCTATGGCAAAGGCAATGGTAGAAGCAGGAAGGGCTGCTGAAGACACTATGATGCAGATAAGTACTTGGTACGGACACGCATCTGATGTCATCTACGCAGACAACAAGGCAAAAAGAGCATCACCTTTTAAGAAGGTTGTATTTAGGAAAAGTGTAGAAGCAGAGGCTATACAAGCTTTTGCTGCAAAGAAGAAGATAGAAGCACAACAAAGAGACTTGATAACCATGTTGAACTACGCATATGGTAGTCAAGGACTTTTAGAGTTTCGTGAACTAAAGAAGAACATAGCAAGAGAAAGAGAAGAAACGGTTTATAGACAACAAGAACTAAAGGAAGCACTTGTTAGTTCTTTTGCTATAGTGACGATGACAGGGCTTTTAGCTGGGTTATTAATGTTTATTATAACAGGTGGTAAGTAATGACTAAAACAGAAGAATTCTTAGCTAGGCTCGAAGGACACGAGAAGGAATGTCTTGTTCGTTACGAAATGATTCAACGTCAACTTGATTCAGCAAGTAAGGACATCACTTCTAATCGTCAAGCTGTTTTTGCTCTGTACCCTTTTATTCTTGGTGCATTAGTCTTTGCTGAGTACATCAGATGATAGAGGCGCTTATAGGGCCTGTCACAGGGCTTCTAGACAAGTTTATACAAGACAAGGACCAGAAGGCAAGGCTGGCCCATGAAGTCGCTACAATGGCTCAGATACACGCTCAGGAGCTTGCTACAGCACAGATAGAAGTTAACAAGGTAGAAGCAGCACACAAGTCCTTGTTTGTCTCTGGCTGGCGTCCTGCTGTTGGCTGGTGTTGTGTACTAGGTATGACAGGTAACTTTATGGTTATACCGTTTACTAACTTTGTACTTGCGTTGTTGGCTATTGAAGTAACTATACCGCTTATTGATCTTGAGACTATGATGCCTGTACTTATGGGTATGCTTGGTCTTGGTGCAATGCGTTCTTATGAAAAGACTAAGGGCGTATCGAGGGAAAAGTAAATGGCTAGAAAAGCTAAAACAGGAATGCTAACAGGTAAAACAGATAAACCTGCTATGCCTACAAAAGATACAACACCTCCTGAGACTGGCGGTATTAAGCCTATGCGAGATGTTAAAGGCGATAGCACTCCTTCTGAAATGACGTTTACGTTTGTTGAAGGACGTGAAAAAGGAGACGCACATCTTGACTATTTATATGGTCAAACCGGTGAAGTACAAAACTTAACTGTAGATGAGTTGCGTAATTACTTTGAAGGTGGTGACGTAAACAGACTACAAGAAATGTTTGGTTCTTTTGATAACTACCTTGCTTACATGACTGAGCGTGAACAGTTAATTCAGTCTGGTGATTACGACACAGGAAACTGGGCAGAGGCTGATACTGGCTTTACAGAAGACCAACAAATGATTCTTGAGGGGGACGCTGATCTTACTATAGACGCTAGCGATCCCGGACAAAACATAGAAAATCTTCGTAGACAGCAAACAAGCACTCAACAAGGCGCTTATAATAACTGGATTAACTCTGACGCTAACCAAGCACTGTTAGAGAAGTACGGTGTTAGTCCTATTACTTATAGCGAGTCAGGTGATAAATTTCGATGGAATGGTTCTGCTTACGTTAAAACTGAAGAGGTAAGCAGTCCCGGACCTACACAGTTTGCCAAAGCTGGCATTATAGCGGCAATGAGTTTTTATGCTGGTGGTCCTTTAGCTGAAGCATTGGGTCCTGTTTTTAAGGGCAATGCTGCTCTTGCTGCGGGAGCTTCTTCTGGAATCACAAATGCAGCAGCACAGCTTGTCGCTACTGGTGAGGTAGATTTAAGTCAAGCACTTGAGTCTGCTATTAGTGCGGGTTTGACTACTACTGCTATTAACTACTTACAAAACTCTGGTGTTTTAGATTCTCTTACAGAGTCTTTAAATAATCTTACTCAAGATACAGTACAGTTAGCAGACGGTACAGAATTACCAATGAATACTTTTGGTAAAAATACTTTTGTTACGCTTAGTGACGGAACAGAAGTTCTTTACAGTGATTTTATTACTCAAACAGCAGAAGCTGGGAATGCTGTAGTCGCAGAAATAACAAGAAGTACTTCTGATTTTGTAAACACTGTTGCTGATGCTTTTGAAACTTCAGGAGCCGCTCAAGGTGTTGTTAATGTTCTTGACCAAATGACAACCGATGTTTCTCCTTATCCAACAGCAGGGGAAGGTCAAACTGTTTTCAATCTCCCGGAATACGAACAAACAGGAGAGTCTGAACAAGAAACAACAGAAACCGATATTTTTACAGATACTGTTGAACAAGAACAAGAAGAAGTAGAAGAAGAAATAAAAGGAGAGGAAGTAAAAACAGAAGACCTAATAAATGATGCAGAAGTAGTACCTGAAGTAGTACCTGAAGTAGTACCTGAAGTAGTACCTGAAGTAATACCTGAAGTAGTACCTGAAGTAATACCTGAAGTAGTCCCTGAAGTAGTACCTGAAGTAGTACCTGAAGTAATACCTGAAGTAGTACCTGAAGTAATACCTGAAGTAGTCCCCGAAGTAGTGCCTGAAGTAGTCCCCGAAGTAGTACCTGAAGTAGTACCTGAAGAAGAAATAGTTGATATTACTTCAGACGATTCTATAGAAGCTGATGATTCAGAATTACAAGATACCACATCTATAACAAATGAAATTTTTGGAGATGTTATAGAAGCAGGGGAAAGCGACGCAGCAGTAGTTGACTACACTACAGCAGAGCAAGTAGCTGAAATGATTAGTACCGTTCTTGCTAATCAACCTAATGTTAAAAACATGACTTCTGAAGAAGTTACTGAAATTGTAAATCAAACAATAGCTAACATACCTGAAGCAGAAACTTTAACTTCTGAACAACTTGAAGCCGTTATAGAATCTTCTACTTCTGGTTTTTTAACAAGCTTAGAAGCTCTTGAAGAAGGTCAAACACTTGCTTCAGATGAAAGGCAAGAACTACAAGAAGCTATTGTTGCTGTTAATGGAGACATTACAAAACTTGATGAAGCAAATCAAGAGCGTTTTGAAACATTCGGTGAAACTATTGATGAATTGTTTGGCAATGTTAATATCGATCTTGAAGCACTACAAGCAGGACAGCTTAGTCAAGCTGAAATACAAGAAGCTTTTGAGTCTAGTGTAGCAGAAGAGTTTGAACAAGCGGAAGAAGAGCGAGCAGTTCTTGGAGGAAGTTTAGGGACATTAAGCGAGGAAGTTGCTGATATTGCTTCTGATTTAATTAAAGTAGACGGTAACATAGAAGCATTAGATGAAAACACTCAAGATAGGTTAAACGAGTTAGGTTTAGATATAGAACAGCTTGGTTTGTTAGTGAATGTTAACTTTGAATCGTTACAAGAAGGTTTGTTGAGTCAAGAATCAGCCATGCAGGAGTTAATTGAGGAAACAGTTAGCCGATCAGAAGAAGAGGTAAGGTCAGATATTACCGGGCTAGGTCAACAAATCGGTGGTGTTGGAGCAGGTCTTGCGGGGCTTGGTGAAGGCATTGCAGGACTAGGACAAGGATTAGGTGCTGGCTTAATGGGTCTTGCATTACAACAACAACAACTACCGGAACAAATAGTAGCGGCTATGCCACGACAGCCTGTAAAGTTTGATCCATTCTTAAAAGGACTATCACCTAGAAAAATGCCTAAGCCATTAAAGGTACAAGGAATGCTGGTATGACATATTTAAATCTTATGAACAGTGTACTACGCAGACTTCGTGAAGAAGAAACATCGTCTGTTACTAGTACAACCTACGTTAAGATGGTAGGTGATTTTATTAACGATGCCAAAACATTAGTAGGTCAAGCTGCTGATTGGTCTGCGTTACGTGAAACATTAATTATAACTACTTCGGCTTCAGACAATACTTATTCATTAACAGGCGGTAGTGATAACATTAAAGTAATGTCAATGTTAAACGATACTCATAACTGTTTTATGGAGTATCAAACTAAAGACTGGTTTAACGAAGCACTGTACATTGGAAACGCTTCAGAAGGAACACCGCAATATTATACTTATAACGGTTTAGATGCTAACGGTGATACGCAGATTCTTGTAGGACCAACACCAGACGGTGTGTATACCATACGTGTTGATACTGTTAAACGACAGGTAGATTTGTCTGCTGATGCTGATACATTGTTAATACCTTCACAGCCAGTAATACATTTAGCTGTTGCTTTGTTAGCTCGTGAACGTGGTGAAACAGGTGGTACTTCTACTGCTGAGTACTTTACTATTGCTAACCAGTACTTGTCAGACGCTATTGCTATTGACGCGGCAAAGCATCCTGAAGAGATGGTATTTAGGACTATCTAATATGGCTCAAGAACTTCAAAGCATTAATCTTGTAGCTCCAGCGTTTAAAGGAATCAACACTGAAGATTCTCCGCTTGCTCAAGATCCGTCGTTTGCAGAAATTGCAGACAATGCCGTGATTGACAAACGTGGTCGTATTGCTGCACGTAAGGGTCACACTGTTATAACAACAAACAAGACTGTGCTTGGTACTGATTCATTACGCGCTATCAAAGACTATAGAGACAATGCAGGAAACACTAAGTTATTTTCTGTAGGTAACAACAAGATTATCAGCGGTACAACTACACTGGTTGATGAGACTCCTGCTAGTTATACAATTAATGCTAATGATTGGAAGATTGTTAACTTTAACGATCACTTATTTTTCTTTCAACGTGGTTTTGAACCTCTTGTATATTCTCAGCACACAGGCGCTGTAGAGAAAATGTCTGTACACGCACACGCTACAGGCGTAGCCAGCACTATGTATGGTCATGAAGTGTTAGCTGCTTATGGGCGTTTATGGACAGCAGACTTTAGTACCGACAAATCTACTATATACTGGTCTGACTTATTAGACGGTGTTGCTTGGTCAGGCGGTTCTAGCGGTAACATAGACATATCTAAAGTATGGCCTGATGGTTACGATGAAATTGTATCGTTAGCTGCACATAATGATTTGTTAATTATATTTGGTAAGCACAGTATTGTTGTTTATGCTGGTGCTACGTCTCCTGCTTCTATGACGTTATCAGACACAATTGCAGGTATTGGTTGTGTTAATAGAGACACGGTGCAGTATACAGGTACAGATGTATTATTCCTAGCGCATACCGGACTTAAAAGCTTTGGTAGAACCATACAAGAAAAGTCAATGCCTATTAGTAGTTTGTCAGGCAATATCACTAAAGACCTTATTGCTGCGTTACAGAATGAGACTGAGTTCTTTAGGTCTGTTTACAGTCCCGAAGAAGGTTTTTACTTACTGACGTTTACTGGTCAAGACATGACGTACTGCTTTGATGTAAGAGGCACGTTAGAGAATGGGTCTTATCGTGTTACTCGTTGGCCTTCTACTGGTTTTACATCATTTACAACACTTACTGATGGAACATTATACATAGGAACCAGTGACGGTATTAGTACTCATACAGGTTATACCGATAACAATGTTAGTTACAGGTTTAAGTATTACAGTCCTAGTCTGACATTCGGTGATAGCTCAAGAATTAAGATTTTAAAGAAGCTTAAGCCTACGTTAGTGGGTGCTAACAATGCAACAGTATTTATGAAGTGGTCGTATGACTTTGATACAACATACGCTACAGCAGAGTTTACAGTAGGTACTCAGATAACTGGGTTCTACGGTGAAAGTGAGTATACAACAGTAGAGTTTACAGGTGGACAGTTAACAAACCAACGTAGTCTCAACACAACAGGATATGGAACCAGTGTACAGGTAGGCCTTGAATCAGAAATTAATGGCTCATCTTTATCGCTACAGGAAATTAACGTAATGGCTTTGATAGGTAAATTACTATGATAATAAATCCAAACAGTTTAAACCTTCCCGGTTACACTGGACAGGGCGGATTAGGAAGCGGCTTAAACCTTCCGGGTTACACTGGGCAGGGTGGTGGACTTTCTGGAGGAGGGCTTAACATACCTACTATGGGTAACGCTAATATATCTCCTCAGCTTGCCGCTGCAAACCCTACAGGATTTCAACAATTCCTTACCGGTGCTGGTAATGTTCTTGGTGACATCTTTGGAGGAGTGCAACAGATAGGCTCTGCTATCTCACCAGCTATGCCAGCTATTGCTGGGTCTTTGCTAACTAAAGAAGCATACGACAGACTTAGCAACGTAGGTGACACAGCTTATCAACGCTCTATGGATCTTGCAGAAAGGGGTCAACAAGAGTCACAGTTCAGACCGTTTACTGTAACTACTCCCACAGGATCTGCGTTTACTGCTCGTATGGGTGGTCAACCACAACCCCCTATGATGACTGGTGGACCTGTAGCGCCTCCTCCGGGGATAATGCCGATAGCTCCACCTTCTATGGTATTGCCCGGACAAGGGACTAGGGGAAGACCGGGAATAACTCCAAACCCTCTAGCACCTCCTATGATGACTGGTGGGCCTGTATCTCCCGGCTTTACACCTGTTCTTAGACCAATGCCAGGAACTTTTCAGCCCGGTACTGTGATGGACGCTGGCGGTGCATTTGGAAGTGGACAAGGTCGTCCTGCTGAAATGCCCCGCTTTGCTGGTAGCCCTGACAGTCAACCTGCGGCAGATGCTATGGCAAGGCAATATCAACAGCCAGCGCCTCAACCTCAAGGTGGTCTTGAGATAGGGATGTCTTTGTCGCCTGAAGAGCAATCTATGTACGAAGGATTGTTTGGTGGTGCAGGGCAGTTCTTCGGTCAGGCTCAACAGCCCACAGCAGGACGTGAGCAAGAAATCTTTAACCGTATGAGAGCGGCACAGATGCCTGAAGAGCAACGCCAGCGTCTTGCGTTAGAAGAGCGTTTAGCGGCTCAAGGTAGACTAGGAACATCTTCTGCTGCTTACGGCGGTGCTACTCCTGAAATGCTGGCTATGGCTACAGCGCAGGAAGAAGGACGTAACAGAGCTATGCTAGGAGCTATGCAACAGGCTCAAGCAGAACAAATGCAACAAGCATCATTAGGTCAACAATTCCTTGGTTCTAGTTATCTGCCACAACAACAGTTACTAGCTGCTTTACAACCCGGACTTACACAACAACAGATGGCACAACAGGCTCAACAGTTTGGTACAGGACTCTTTGGTGAGACTGCTCTGTCTGGTATTGAGGCTCAACTGTTAGCGGAGCAAGCACGTGCTAACCTGCTAGGTGGCGTAGGTTCTAACATTCTTTCTGGTATGTTTACGCCACAAACTAATAGGGTTACTGGTGTTAGTACTCCTGCTGCTGGTCTTGGAGACTTAGGCGGTCTGTTTGGTGGTATTGGAGAAGGGCTTGGCGAAATCGGTCGCGCTATTGGAATAATTGACTAACGAGGTTAATCATGGCTAAGTTTTCACAAACATTTTTACAAGGTCTATTACAGCCTTCTTATCAGGAAGGTTTGTTTAGTGCTGCTCGTGGTATTGGTCAAGCTCCCGGACTTCGTAAACAACAACAAGAACAGCAACAGCAGATGCAGGAATTACGGTCTATGACTCCAGAGCAACGTGCTCAGTTTGCTATGCAGTCAGCTCAAACACCTCAGCAAATTAATGCTGCTCAACAGCAGTTAACCGCTGCTCAAACAGCTTCAGCTAATAAAGCAAAAGAAGCTGCCGTTGCACAACTAAATGCAAAGTATCGAGAGTATATAAAAGAAGCAGATCCTAAGCGTATTAATCAGCTTGAGCAAGAAATACGAGGTTTAGCTACTGCGGCTGGTCGTGATGTTACTTCTGTAGAAAATCAATTACAATCTGTTCGTAGTATTAAGGCAGCGCAAGTTACGCAAGCAGAGTTTGAGACATTCTTTGATAAGTACGTACCGGAAGATAAAAAAGAAGAGTATCGTGGTCTTACTCAGGCACAGATTATAAAGCAGCTTAATGCTGATGCTAACGTAGAAGAAGCAAGAGAATGGGCTAATTGGTTAAACAAAAATACCATAACTGATAGCAATAGACAAGAAGCTATTAATCTTGCAGTGAAAGCATATGGGGCAGACGCCGCAGAAAAAGTAGCTAAAGCAGAAACTAGTCAGTTCTCTAAAACTAAAGAGGCTAAGGAAGGAAGAAAACGTACTTTGTTAGTCACTTATCAAGGCAAAGAAGAAGCATTTAGTCTTGGACCAGCACCTACTAAAAAACCAACTAAGCTAGAAATTTACTTAGATGAGAATGGTAATGTACCTGATCGTATTCTTAATATGCTAAGTGATACGGCAACGTCTGCCGTAGGTCAAGACTTTGAATACACGTGGCCTCCTAAGGTTCCTTTAAGAAATGAGCCACCGCCACCGCCACCAACAAGTACAGTTCCTACTCTTAATCAATTAATGGGTCGTTAATAATGGTACAGCTTGCTGTTAAAGAAGACACTAAGCAGACACCTACAGTAGAAAAACTATTAGAGAAATATGGCAATACGCCTTTTGATCAAATACCCGTAGATGATCTGTTAGTAATCTTTGGTAATACCCCTACTAATGAAATACCAGAGCAGGTTCGCGCTACTCTGATGAACGCGGCTGTCCAACGTAGGGCTAAAGAGCTTGGTCCTGAAGAGGCTGGGTTTAGTGGTCTTACTTCTGCACAAGCAGCAGAGATGGCTCCGTTTGCTCCTGCTGGTATGGGTATTCAACGTATAAACGCAGCATCTATGGCTGGCTTTACAGACGGCATGGGGGATTCTCTTCGTGGTCTTGGCATAGTACCTAAGAAGTCTTTAGAAGAAGAGTTTGAGACTAGAGTAGAACGAGCTAGAGCACCTGAAGATTATTTTTCAGGTATGTTAACAGGTGCTGTATATGATCCTGTTGGTTTAGCCGCTGGAGGTGTTGGAGGTAAACTTGCTGTAGCGGGGGCTACTAAGGCTCTACCTAACGCTCCTAGAGTAGCTACTGCTTTAGGTATTACACTAGGTGGCGGTGCTGAGGGCGCTGCTCAAGGTGCTCTTATTCCTGTATACGAAGAGTTTGGTGATAGTCGCTTAATGAATTCTCTTTATGGTGCTGGCATAGGAACTGTATTAGGCGGCGCTATAGGTACTGCTGGGGCTGTTGTTACTCCTCCTTTGCGTAGACCTGAAGTTAAACCAGAGCTTGCCCCACAGCCTGTATCTTTACAGCCTAAAGCGCTTGCCGGTCAAGACTTTAAGCCTCGTATGAACAGACCTGTAGAGACTCCTGTAACTACTTCTGTTGTAAAGCCTACACCTCAAGTTACTCGTTCTACTCCTGCTACCCTTAAAGTGCAGAACATAGACCAACAGATTGCAGATCTTGAACAAAAAGCAAATGCAGTAGGACGCAAGAAACGTAAGCCTATTGAAAAGCAGATAGAAAATTTACAAGTTACTCGACAAAAAACATTAAATCAATCTAACGAGCAAGCCGCTGTAATTAAAGAAAAGGTTGTTACTTTAGAAAACCAGTTAGATAGATTAGCACGTCGTAAAGCAGAGTTACAACCCGGACAAGCTGGTGCTAAAGCTAGGCAGGCTCGTGCCGAACGTAAGGAAGAAGAGCTAATAGAAGAGATAGATACTCTTACTGGCTTAGACTACTCTCCCAATGGCGGCTACGTTGTTACTGTATCAGGGGTAGGATACGATAATCCTCTTCAGCTTGTCAATAAGAAAAACAGGTTAGAGTTAAATAATCCTACAGGTGCTGAAATTAAAGTAAAGCTAGAGCCACCTAAAAAAACTGGTGATCCTGTTACTGATGCAGCAAACAAATTAAATTACATTCTTATCTCTGACGATGCTGCTCCACGGTTAGGATTAGATGCTCCTCCTAGTGCGTCGTCTGCTGGTGTACGTCCTGCGGTACAGTATGCACAAGAAGTATCAGAAGGAATTAATGCACCAATAGCACAACGAGCAGGTGAAATGCCTCCGTCTACCGCTAGAGATAGAAAAGATATGCCTGTTGGTAGAGATACAGGTAGACAAGCAGAAATGACTCAAGAAGAAGTAGGGCGTCGTGCTACGTTACTTGCCGCATCAACAGAACAAAAGCAACGGCAAGAAGCTAAACAGCTAGGCTTTAAAGATGAAGACGTTGACTGGGCCATAGAAAATCTTCCTACTATTTCTGAACGTAAATTTACATACGACAACGTAGAGCAAGCCGCTGCTCGATTAAAAGCAGGTCCAATAGGTAGAGACTATGATACACTCGTAGACTTTATAATGGATCAAAACGGTAGAATATTTAGACCAGAAGAAATGGAAGCACTGCGTCCTTTGTTTATTGAGGCTAATAACAGAGTAGACCAGACACTTAAGCAGATGCGTAAGCTTAAGCAAGACGGTCAAGCTGACAGTGCTGAGATGGTTAAGTTAGTAGAAGATCTGTACTTTAACAATTACATCGCAGAATTACAACGTACTAACGGTCGTGCTGCATCGCATATATTAACTCAAGCTAAAAAAACTAAGCGTTTTGTAGCAGACAACACACGTAGAGTTAACCGTAATCAACTGATCACTAACCTATTTGGAGTTAAGTGTGGCTAGAAAAGTTATATCAAAAGAATGCGAAGAAACCGTTAACAAGCTTCTTGCTGCTGTTGACTCTATGCCAGAAGAGTTTGATTCTATACGTCCTGAAGTAGTCCGTCAACTACTTAACGATGGGGGATCTAAGAATTTTAACTTTGGTACTATAATAGCGTCTGCTCATAATAACTCTCTTCTTATGTCTACTGGGATGTTTATGGGAAACATAGGATCTGCTATGGCGCAAGGTCTTGTATACGTCCCAAGATCTATGATACGTAACGGTGCAGTAAATACTTACGCTGCTTATTCTTCTATATTAGGTAAAGACGCGCAGTTGGCTACTAACATGCTTAGGTATTTTAAGTCTGCTATGAAGACAGGTATTGCTTCAGACGTAGAAACTGATATTAAAGTTGTAGCTGCTCGTGCTGGTTTAACAGAAGAAAAGTTAAAAGAAAAAGCTAAAGAAGCTTATGTTAGATCATGGGCCGCTACTGACGATAACATCAGAGAAGAAGACATACAGGCCTTTGTTGATTCTATTAATCTTACAGATCAAGAAGCTCTTAGGTTTTTTTCTGACATAGAATTTATGGCTAATCAGAGAGTCCCTGATAGTCTTAGGTGGATTACTCTTCCTCAACGAGGGGCTGTTGCTATTGACGAAGCAGCTAAAGTATTTTTTAGAACAATTAAAGTTTCTGAAATGGCACGTAAGCAAGCAGTTAAAGACGCTAAAGCTACAGGCCGACCTGTTAATGAACTACAGGCTGAGTACTTTGCTGATGTTATGAATGCTCACAACGCACGTTATCAGGGAGAAATTGACTTAGCAAAAAACTTAGAAACTACTTCTAATTTTAAGGCTGTTCGTGGCGCTACTGCTGCATTAGAAAAAAAGAGTAATGAGTTTTTTAAAGATTTGTTTACTGAAGAAGATATACCCTATGAAGATTTTAGAGAGTTTGCTTTGGGTTTAAGTTTTCAAAGAAGGCTTCCTACAAAACCTCACCCATTAGCTTTAGTTCCTCAAGCAGTTAATGCACTAAGCAGGGCTAAAGGACGTATGGGTCCAGAGTATTCTATAGGTGAGAATATTGCAGGCGCGGCGGCTAGCGTTGCTTTTCCTTTTGCTAAGACTCCATATAACATTGTAATGGACGGTATGTCTTATACTCCTCTTGGCTTAATTCCTTTCTTTAGAGCTAAAGTATTAAAAAAGAAAATGAGGGACGGTAAGGTAGTTACAATAGAAGGTTATGAAGATGACTACTTAGCTAAGGTAGCGGTAGGCAGTGCATTTATGATGAGCATTGGTACATTGTTTGCAACTCAAAGTGAAGAAGGTCTTCCTTTTATTACCGGAACTCCTAAAGACTTAGAGGAAAGACGCAGATGGCAACAGGCAGGCATACCTGAAAGGTCTGTTCTTGTTGGTGATGTCTATGTTCCTTTTGATCGTATTGAACCTATAGGTACTTACCTTGGACTTTACGTAGACACGGCTGAAGCTATATTTAGAGAAAGAGACTTTAAAGATCCTAATGAAGCACCAGCAATAGATATGATTGATGAAATGGTAGGAGGTCTTCTTAATGCTTCGTTAAATAAAACAGTACTTGAGTCTGGTATACGATTCTTAGATAACTTTAGATACTCTAACAAAAGTTTAGTTGAAGGGGCTATTGCTTCTGGTGTTGACATAGGTAAAGGTTTTATTCCTACTGGTGTTTCAGACTTAGCACGTATACTAGATGAAGAAGAACGTATATCTAAAACTGCTTATGAAAAGTTTATACAACGTGTGCCGGTCTTAAGAGAAACCCTTCCAGTAGATACTCCTCAACTTGAGGGCGTAGACATGGGTCAGAATCTTTTTGAGATAATTACAAAGATGAACTTTGTCCCTACTAATCAATCACAAGTGCAGATAGAAATATATAAAAAAGAAGCTAACATACCTGTTATTGACAGTCAGTTTATAGGAGTGAAGCTTGACGGTAAAGAGCTGTCTTTACTTAGAGAGTTAGCTGCTCCTTATCAGAACGCTGTCCTTGGTGCGTTAGTTGAGTCGGGTAATTATAAGTTAGCTGGTAAAGAGTTAGGAGCTTCTAGGCAGAGAGTATTAATACAAGATTATGCTTCTCGTTCTGTACATCCCGGAAGAAACAAGCAGCTTTACGGTAAGTTTATTCAAGAAGGTACTAAGCGTTTTGGTCCTAACTGGTTGCGTAGTCTTGAGGCTAGAAAGTTTAACCAAAAGATTAGGCAGAAAGGTTTACAAGACGCTAAAGAATTTATGGATCAAACTTATTAAAAAGGGGCCGAAGCCCCTATCAAGTTACAACTCACAGTTATTGCCGGTGCAGGCTAACTGTTGAGACCCTTCCGTCATGTCAGAGTTCTCAGAGATGTTCCAATCAATCGTCTCTGGGAATTCCTCCTTCAGCTTCTCATAGGTCTCTACGTCGATGGGTTCATAAGGAGCCTGTTGGTATGTGTGTTCGGAATAAGGAAGGAACGACACTCCGCTTATCTTATCGAACTTGTTGTACAACCATTGACCTACCTCAAGGAACTCATCATCACGATAGTAACACGTCATAGATGGTTTGTGTTCGCACCAAAAGTCCTGATATATCTCCCATAGTTCTAACTGCTCCATAGCACCCATCTCAGAGGCCACCACAGCCCCGTCAGGAGATTTTATAGGGAAGGAGAATACCTTGGTAGAGGGTGACATTACATCGTCTTCTACGGGGATTCCTGCGGCTTCAAGTACGGAGCACAGAGGGTCTCTTGCATCTGCTCGTACTCTTCTAATGTACTGATCCGCATATCGAGGGTGTATCCCGCTAGCAGAATCAACCAGTTGAGACACAGTACCGCTAGGCTTAACGGCGGTAATAGCAGTAGAAATATTAATATCCAGTCGGTCAGCCCATGATTTATTCGTAGCGATAGCTTCTTCACGAAGCTCAGTAAGCCATGTTTTGAGGACACCTTTATCTCTCCTTCCCGACAGCGTCGGATGATCCATGATCCCTGTTAGCGATACCCCTAGTAATGCCTCTTCCTCTGTGTTCTTCTGCCACACCTTACGTAAGTAACGGAAGTCTGTCAGGGTAGCCTGTAAAGTTCCAAGGATAGACGCAGTACGTACTTTTCGTTTGAGGTCTGACAGCGTATCGGTTGCCCTGACAACAACTTCTGATAGATTGCAGAATTGGTTAGGCCGTAGGATGATTTCGCTACATGGATTAGTTCCAAAATCATAGGAAGCATCTCGTCGCTCGTTCTTTGCAGCTTGCTTTTGACTTGCGACTCTAGAGAACATACCTCGCTCTCCTGAACGGGACTCGTATAAACTTTTCCACTCATTTAAAAATGCCTCGAAGTCTGGCTTCTCTGTATAACAAGCACTGTTGTTTGCTAGTCCGCGTTGAGGGTTGTCTTGCCACCATTGTCCTGACTTTGCTCGTCGGAGTCTGTCGTCAGTGAGGTTAGACAAACTGATGAGAGCACTTCTCCTGACTCCTCCAACGACGACGATCTGTGCAATCTTACAACAGACATCGTGACATTCGATGGAAGACAGTTTACGTCCAGCAGCTTCCCGAAAGATGTCAACGGTGAACTTAAACAAATCAACAAGAGGTTCTGGACCAGACGCTCGACCACCGAAGGTCTTAAGAGAGGCCCCTGCAAGTCGTACTCCAGATACGTCCCACTTTGGAAGCTGACCCGAATAGAGCAAGCTGATAAGTTCTCTGTATGCTTTGGCCCAGCCAATTTTAGAGTCGGCGACGTGTATAACGGTATCGGTATCATGAAATTCCTCTGCTACTTCAGGTAGCTTGCTAACGTACTGACGCTCAACAGAGTAGCCTACGCCTGTGCCGCACATGAGTACGTACATCATCTCGTCAAACGCTTTAGGGTGGTCAATAGGTAGGTAGCTACAGTTGAAACCAGCCACGTTGTCACGGTCAAGGGCGTCACCAGCGGTCATTAACGCTCTCATGCTAGGCATAACATCCATGTCGTGTATGTCTTTGAAGATACCGTTAGCTTCTTCGAGTGTTAACTTACCCTTCTCAATCCAGAAGTTTAGATACCTGTCGATTGTTTCTTCCCAAGTCTCACGGCGCTGTTCCTCTGGTAGGTAACGTGCGTAGCGGGACTTGTGTATGTACTGTTGATATGCATCCATTAATTCATTTCCTTAATTAGTCGTTCAATATACCACTTACACTTACGTAAGTCCTCTACAGGTTTCCCTTTGTAATCATATCGCCATAAGTATTTAAGAGCATTACCTTTAAGATAACCATTGAACTCATTGTCAGGCATTGATGCCTTGATAGCTTCTATAGCTTCTATCGCTCCTTTGTTGTAGTGGTCGGGCTTAGTCACAGGATCAGGTACCTCCCTAAGCTTGTCCCATTCAGCAGGAGTTATGTTGTCAATACTCATTCCATCTCCTTAAACTTGTAGACTTTCTCTAGCACTCTGTCAGCAAACTTTTCTACTAGATCTTCTGCTGTAATTTCAAGTGCCTCCATGATTGTTACCTCATCGTAATGTTCGGCAACGTGTTCTAACAACTCGTCGAACGTCATCCATACTTTCTCCTGAGATAGTTAATACTAATAGGTAGCTCGTCGAACGATCCATTGTCTACTTCATTGAGCATCCATATACCTGACCAGCTACCATTCGTTTGAGGGTTTAGATAATCTTCAGAATGAGTATAAAAAATGCCAGCAAACAAACCAGTGATACTATTTCCATCTGCTTTTCTTGCATAAGCTATGTCTCTATCTTGGACATGTCCCATTATACATGACATAAACTTCTTCTGTAGCATTAACTTTGCAGAAGAAACAGGACGACCCATAACGCCACTAGTAAAGTAGTGACAGTACGCTACGCCGTCAATGATGATGGGCTGTAGAAACGGGACAACTTCCCAGCTACCTAAGTGAAAGTCCTTGTACGACATAAGACCTTCTAACTTAGAGTCTGATTCAATAGCACGTTCTATCCTATGCTCGTGGTTGCCTAGTAGGAATACCATGCGAGGTTTCCACAGTCGGCGCTTGCCTTGACGTAGACGCTTACGCTCTGCCTCTATTGGTTCTAGGAACCTAGCCATTGCTTCGTTGCCTGCCTCGATGTCGTTGACATAACGCCTACCCTCGAACGACTTCTTACCTACGTCATAGCTACTGAGACTTGGCATGTCCCAGTGATCCCCCAGATGAATGATAACGTCAGGTTTAGTTGCCGCCGCATAGCGCCCTGCCCAGTACATGTGATCGAAGTTACTGTCAGGTTTTACTTGCGTGTCTGGTATTACTAGATGCCTAGTCATAGCCACTCCTTGGGTAATGTGCTTGGTGTGTACCAATCAAACCCGTTCTTGTCTGCCCAGTCTCTCATACGATAACGAGTACCGTCTTTACGTCGTCTTGATCCCGGCATTGGTGTGTTAGGATTCTGAAATATAAACACAAGATCTTCATATTTACCTAGTACCTTACGTACCTCTACGTACTTACGTGCCTCCTCTCTAGTTCTGAATCTGCCTTTCGCTTCGATGTAAGTCATCCATCCTGCGTTGTTGTAACAGAAGTCAGGTTCGTACATCTTAGGTATGATGTAGCTGATCCTCTCAGCAGGATGATATGTACAACTCTTCATCTCTGCATATAACTTCTTCTCTAGATTACTATCAAACTTCATCAGGAATCCTATACTTGTCGTCAGCAGATCTAAGAAGGTAAAGAAGCTGAAGGCTTTCATAGAGTCTGTCAGCGTCGAGTTCATTGTCCTCGTATAGCTTAAGACATCGCTCATACAGTTCCCTCTCTGTTGTCCAGTCCTGTAGCGCTTTCTCTGCTTTCTTTGGACCTATACCGTGTACCCCAGCGATGTTGTCTACCCTGTCACCCATCAAGGCTTGACGATACAACCACTCTGTAGCAGAGCGCTCATCAACTTCCTTCATGATCTTCTTGGTGTAGTCATATATCTTTGTGGGTATCTGCAAGAAGTCTTTGTCGAGAGAACAGATAATAGATTGATGTTCTAACTCAGTAGACTTGATAGCTATACAGTCGTCGGCTTCCATGTTAACAGAGAGGTCCGCTTTCCATGCATCGAGCATGTACTCACGGAGTGCGTTCTTGTGTACGGGTTTACGTACAGGACGGCTACCTTTATAGGGTTGAGAAACAGCAACCTCATTTCTGAAGTTACTGCTTCCGGTAAGGAACAGCTTGTGATTATCGTAATGCTCAGACAGATCAGAGATAAGCTCAGAGATATAGTTAGCCATAGTCTGGATTGCTATTCTCTCTGGCTCATCGTCACAGGCAAAGCCAACACGATAGACAAGCATGTCACCGTCGATGAGTATCACACGGCTTCCTCTAGATCGAAGTCAGGCATGTACTCGACGACGTTAGAGATGACCATACGTCGCAGTGAAGGTGAACGACCCTTCTTCTTCATGTACTCCCAGTCGTAGTAAGTAACAAGACACTTAGCTTCTGACCCGTTAGCAACGACAACGCCCATCTCAGGATCATCGTCTTCACTAGTAGGGGTACGTCCCTTAATCAGTAACTCGCTACCGTCTGGGTTGAATGCACGGTACTTGTTCTTTGACTTACAGGTGATGTAGTAACCACGGTCGTCACCTTTGTTGTTTACGTTGACACCCATGTCTTCGAGTGCCGTTACTGCCTCGTCTGACAACAGAGCTAGATCTACCGTGTACTTATCAGCTAACTCATTCTTGTGGGTAAGGTTAGGCCAGAACAGTTGGCATTTAATGTTGATGTTTGCTTCGCTCATATTAACTCCAGTTAATTTTACAAGTAATATTATACCACACTTTTGCAGATTGTGCTAATGCGTTTCGGCCCAATTACTACCAATACGATACTCACCATCTAGTGGGCAGTTAAGGTTGAAGGTTTCGCCAGCCTGAATGATAGCCTTTACCGCAGACTTACCTACGTACTCAGCGTCTTCAGGATGACACTCTATTTGCCACTCATCGTGGACTTGTGCTACTAGCTTGAAGTCTACATGCTCAAGTAATTCATACAGGTGTATCACTGCCTGTTTCATTACGATAGCACCGGCTCCTTGTAGTAATGTATTCAACGCGGCATGAGCAGAACGAACACGTAGTCGTCTACCATCTAGGCCGTCAAGAAACCCAGAGTCTGCTTGCGTTGTTACGTCCTCCCTCAGTCGTGCAAGAGAAGGGACGTTTCTTAAGAATGTTTCTTTTAGTCTGGCACCAAGCTGTGCACTACCACCTACAACAGATCCTATCTTTGCATTTCCAGCGCCGTACAGGAATGCATAGATGAATGTCTTAGCTTGCGCCCTAGTCTTTAGTCCAGCCGCTTGTTGATTAGTTGTGTGTATATCTCCTTCTAAGATTTCTTTCGTGTAACCCTCACTATCCATGTAGTGAGCCAGCATCCTAAGTTCCAGACCAGATGCGTCAGCCCCAACGAGAACACGGTCAGGAGGAACAATAAAAAGCTTGCGGCAATCGCTACCGTACTCTGCATAAACAGCAGGAACTTGCGCCAGATTAGGGCTAGAGTGCGCCATGCGTCCTGTAACAGCCCCGATGTGTTTGACCCTTCCATATATCCTTCCTTTGTTTTCTGCCTTGATCCACGACAGTACTTGAGAGTGTCTCTTCTGTAGTAGCAGATACTTAAGCACCGTCTTTGCTTCAGGTACGTGTAGGTTCTTCTTGAGAGTAGACTCATCCACCTTTGGTTTACCTGATGGTGTCTTCTCTTTCCATACTGCACCCTTCTTCTCTAGTCTCTCAGCTATCTGTTGCCTAGACCCTACGTTGAAGTGAGTGTACCTCACAGGCAATGGCTTACCTGATGTCTTGTGATACCTCTGCTCTTCAGCTATGGGTGGGAATATATTCTGCAATGCAGCCTCGATACCCAGCATCTTAGTCTCTAACTGTCGTTCTAATTGCTTTGCATCAGAAGCATTGAACGCAAAGCCATTGTCTTCTTGATCCTTACATATATGTGCGACAGCATGTTCAAGGTAAACACTGGTGTCAGAAAAGTCGAACATCTGTAGTTGTAAACACAGCATCTCATACAGCTTCTCAGTCACTGACACGTCACGCATACAGTACTTGATCATCTCTTCAGACAACTGAGACCAATCATCGTGATCACCCTTGGGTAGACGTAGCTTCTCTCCCCACGTAGCGAGACTGTGGCCTCCCTGTACATCAGGATGGAACAGCCTAGACATAACCAACGTATCAACAACACGCTCAGGATGTATCTCAATGTCCCATAGCTTTTTCAGTACAGGTCCGTCAAAGCCTATGTAGTTGTGACCACATACGTGACCACCCCTAGCTAGTTCCTCGAACAGTGACTGCCTACAGGTATGGAGACAGTGATCCTCGTTTGGCCTCTTGGTCACAACACAGTGTATTACCGATGGCTGGAGACCATCCGTTTCTATATCCAAGAACACTATATTCGTAGTAGGCAATGTCCAAGTCTTCTCTCTCTGTAAGTTCTCTACCATTGGTCTTCATCTCCATGCTCTGTTCCTGTGTAACTATCCAGTTCCCCATCTTCGACATCATACGACTCCTCTATGTCTGATAAATGTGCGTAGTCTAAGTTACCTTCGATGGTAACATCATCTTCAATTAAGAATTTACTACAAGTACCGCATAAGTCAACAAACTCTTTTGAGTCAGTGAACTTGCGTGTCATCTCGTACTCGTTAAGTAGCTTGTTACATGCAATACATCTCACTCCATCATCTCCGTCAGTCTGCCTGTGTCTTTATTATACAGTAACGAACACGCTGGTCCAGTCATACCACTGAACCTGTTCTTCAGTACCCTGATGCTGGTTGTGTTACGTACCATCTTATCTTCTGCTTGTGCATTACGCTCTAGTCCAAGAACAATATCAGACAACTGAGCAATTGAAGCACTGCCACGAAGCTGACCCAGACTAGTAACTGCTCCATCCTCATGCCCTTTTCCTTCTGGTCTGCGTAGGTGACTAACAACAAACATACATATCTCCATCTCCTGACAGAACATACGAAGCTTAGTCATGATCTCATCAAGGGCTTTACGTTCATCGCCATTGGCTTGATCTGATACCAGAATGGATATGTGGTCGAGGATGATGTACCTAACACCTAGTACCTTGACTTGATAGCGAAACCTAGCCAGCACATTCTCGATCTGATTAGAGCCAAACGAATCCCACAACACAACACGATCATCCAGATCCAACGCATTGAATACGTACTCTACCTCATCTGGGGAGTAATCACATCCGGGTAGGTGTATTGGTTTGTTGATCTGTAGACCTACTAGTCCACGGGCAGTACGGTTGGGTGTCTCCTCAAGAAAAGCTAGACCTATCCTCTCATTAGTTTGTGATGCGATAGAGAACACTAACTCACGCATGAAGGTTGACTTACCTAAGCCAGACCCAGAACAGATTGTCACTAGCTCAGTAGGTCTGACACCGAACGTCATGTCATCCAGTCCCTTGTATGGGTAGCGTACCTCTGCCTCAATCAGTGGCTTCTTCAGTGCCTCACGCAGTGACCCTATCATCACCATGCCGTCAGGGGTGTAGACCTTTGCAGCCCACCATCGCTTGATGAAGTCATCCTTGTCGGCGTTCATCAGGTAGTCCGATGCATCCTTGTGCTCGCCGTGTTGGTAGATCTTTGCCTTACCACCAAACAGATCAGCACACTCATGCGCCGCTTTCTTACCATGCTCGTCGTTGTCGTAGCAGAAGATGATGTTGTCGAACCTATCGAGGAACTCATACGCCCTACGACAGTCCGCCGCCGCACCCTGTGCACCATTACGAATAGAGACTACTGGGTACTTGTCACCAAACATCTGATACGCAGACAGGGCATCCATCTCACCTTCCACTACGGTTATGTACTGACCACCAGATGGGAACAGGTACTGACCAAACAGCCCAGCCTTCTTCCAGTCCCCTTCGATCTTAAACTTCTTATCCGGTGTACGTTTTTTAACCGCAGTTAATTCACCGTCAGGAGTGTGGTATCCGAAGTGTACGTCCTCACCACATAGTGTAGTGGAGTACTTCTCCATTGTACGTGCATCGAGACCCCTGTCCTGTAAGCTCCTGTGTGCCCCTCTAAGCTCCATTACAGGAACCCTCTGCTCAGGTACACGATAGTCGTTAATGTCTCTCACAGAGCCTCCTGTGCCGTCTGGTGACGGGGTAAACGTGGCACATGCGAAACAATAGCTTGAGCCATCCTCATTGTAGGACAACGCATCACTAGACCCACAATCATTACACTTCTGGTGCAACTCAGTGAAAGCCATCAGTGCACCTCCGTACTAGTACCGAAACGAGAAAGATAACGAGCCTCTAACTCAACATCGTTTAACGAATCAAACTCCATTGCAAAAAGATTAAAAAGAGTATTCATCGCCTCCATGTAATTAACACTGTACATGTGGTCATCAGTTAACTCTTCAACCATACGTTCCCTGTCTTCTGTTTTCATATCACCTCCCATAAGTAATATGTATTATTAATACTTAGTACTAATGCATAGTACTTACTGTATAGACTATATAGAAGATTGTACCACACCACGATTCTTTTTGGCACCACTCTTCTTGTGACTTTTGACACTTGATTTACAGCGCGTCTTATGATTTCTGACGTACCGGCGTGTATTTCTCCCCATAATAATCCTCTCTATCGTCGTTGATATGTTCCAAGAAAGTACGCAATTTACCAGAACGCTTGAGTTTCTGCAACGCACTGTACTCTATTGCACGTACCGTTGTCCTACTAACACCTAGCTCATCAGCGATTTCCTGATGTGTCATGTGATAGTCAAGGTAGTTACCTCGCTTCTTCAATATCCCTCTCCTCCTTGTACTTACCGATGTCGTCCTCGTAGTACTCATCTGCATAGTCCCACTTACATCGGTCACTGTCTTGATCCCAGTACTCTTGGTACTCATCGTGCCACACTTCCCAAGTCTCACGTCCCATAGAAACCTCCCCCAATACCCAGACACATCACTTTACATGCTCGACAATAACGTCTGTCGTCTCACGCTTATAACATAATAAACAATCCATACACTTCTGTCCAGTACAGTTAGCCTCACCGTCATACGACTCCGACACGTTGTTGAATACACGGTCGAACCCACGCGGTGGAGATTCCATCACGTTATCTATCTTCGGATTACTATAAACCAGAAGCATATTACTAGGTACTAGATGCAGATTCGGACGTACTAGATTCACACGCTTAGTCCACAACGCAAAGGTAGAGTGCTTGTTGTCCTCCGCTATCGCACATAAGTTACGGAAGTGTTGCTCATTTATAAGCTCACCGTGCCCATGAAACCGCACAAATGCACCGGAGGTACGCGGCAACACGAACTCAGCATCACTCGCAAGGATGTCACTATTCCTCTGGAAGGATGGTTGGCAGTTCTTCCTATAACTAGAAAGCATACTAACACTGTAACACTTGGTACAAATCTTGCTTGCATCAGTCTTGTTAGACTCCTGCACACAGAATGGATTCGTAACTGTGTTGGTGTTGATTGCTTGTATACCGTCCAGCTTACCCGTCATCTTACTAATACTAGGCATCGGGTGCATAGACCACCTCCTCTTTGACTACACGGCATTCTTCGCCGTCTGCTATATGCCGATCACAGAAGTACTTTGCATTACTAAGAGTAGAATTCCAAGACGACCCATCATCGTCTCTCTCCTCCCACTCCCACGTCTTGCGGTTAAACTTCTGCACAATAAACCAAGTATCCATAGCCATACATTACACCTCCACATCGTAGACCCTAGTGGTCTCTTCATCTTCACGACGCATTGCTTCTGCGCCATCCTCATTCCAATCAATAGGACAGTCTAGCTCACTCACAGCGTAGTCTATCGCCGCTTGCTCTGCCTCATGCTCATCTGATCCCTTCGCATACACACGTCTTGTAACAGTAACAGTCACATCGAATGCGTAGACTTGCACTAACTCCTTGTCCATCTTGTCAAGATGTAGCACTGCGTCCTTAAGCAGTATGTCTAGCTCCTCAAACAACTCACCCTTTGGATGATTGTAAATGTCGTACTCGATAAAGCTACGCATCTTACTTATCTGATCGCGCAACTCTTCGAGATCTTCCCTACTTGTAAATAAATCACTCATTCTGTACACCACTCCACTCGTTTAATAATATTATCACCATACTCATTTGCAGTATAGTCACTGATTACTTCCATCGGTTCACTGGTACTGCTGACGTTACCATACACAAACTGGAACCACGCAATGTATGACTCACGTTGATCGCTCCACACACCCACGTCATCGAAGTCACACTCACCCATGTGGTCGCGAATCGTAAAGTACTCACGAGACTTCTCAACGTCAGCATACTCACCGCCACCGTGCACACTGATGCTCTTGTCTGGGTCACGCAACACCGCGTCAATAAAGTAACTCGCTACTCTCACCTCTGTAAAATGCATATCATTCCTCCTCTATGCAACATTCAACACACATATAGGCACCAGTACGATTACCTATAAGTACCTCTCTCGTCCACGTATCCTCATTAGGAAATACATCCTGCACAAGCTTTGATCTGTTACCAGTATATTCACTCCACGAATGCGTGTCAACAAGGCAAGTGTCCGTATCACCACACAGCAGACACTTAGCCGTCACCCTTGTCTTGGCAAACAACTGAATTACTTCACTCATGATTATCCTCCCAACAACACACACAGATACACTCGCCGTCGTCCTCTTGGTACACCTCTTTCTCACTGTGGAACCACTCACCACATTCACCACACTCAAAGACCATAGACATCAGAACATCTCCTCCGCCATCTCTAGCATCATCTCAATCTCGTCGGGACTGTTCCATTCTTCGGGGTAATCTGACATATCTTGAACCATCGCGATATTAAACATCATGTCACGGTCGTATATCGGCGCAAGCGTACAGTGCTTAGGCTTCGCGGGCAATCCAGCTCGTTCGCGTAAACGTCCGGTGTCTGGCTTGAATGCGTTACAACCTAACTCTTTAAAGCGTTTTGCAGCTTGTCTATAAGACATGTCGTGACCTGTCCAACTTTCCATGTCATGCAACTCGTCATGATCCCACGGTTCACCACAATACCTACAATGAATGTCCATTGTCACTCCTCCTATGTATTAACACGACCATCAGGTTCGATGCATAACCACATACCACACCACTTAACCACAACGGCAGGGTCACACACCATCGGTTCAACACTACGCCTGAACGAACGGTACGACATACCTTGATTGTTCAGACTCCACTTACGCAACAAAGCCTGTTGCTGATTCTTAGTTAATGCGATCATGCATCACCTCTCGTTTATGTAATGAAGGTTATCTTCAGGACCATCGGAGTAGCGCTCACTCCACCCATTCTCCGCATCAATAATATCCAGAAGATCCATACGCAGATCAGCAAGCGTACCGAATATATCAGGGTATCCATCGAATGCTCGCGGATTTACAGTCAACACTGACGACATTGCATCAACAGCAACACGAACAGCATCCAGCTTTTTCTGTGCATTTTCCATCAGTCAAACCTCCCTACACGTTGATTGCCTACGCTGTCCTTGATGCCGAATATAGAATAAGGATACGCCCACATCGTCCACCCGTTGAAGTCAACACGGGCATACGGCTCAAGCGGCTCATCTTCCGGCGCGTGATACACACCATCATCATCGATGTCACCTTGCCAGTGGTCAGCGAAACCACCTCCACCATACGTCTCGTTCATCTCATCAGCAACGGTAGCGATGCCACCGCCCTGAAACCTTGCCGCTACAACGCCACGACCGAAGAACTCAGGGACAATCCCAAGCCACTCACGATCTGCTTGCTTATCAAAGTATTGAATCATCATGATATTAACTCCAGTTAATTTAGTTAACGTGTGACACCACACCTCACCACACTATGAACATTGTCTCACAAATAAGAATGATTGTCAAATGCGAACGGTTCTCATGTAGTAGGCAGGCGTAAAAAAACCGCCCGAAGGCGGCGAGTGTGGACATGGTGCGGGTCTTACAGCGCCTCTGCTACGATGGCTTTTATTTCGTCGTTTGTGTAGCCGTTCTCGTGGGCTTTTTGGACGAACTCCGAAAGCAAGTGCGAGAGTTTCGGCGCTTCGCTGGCCAGTGGCTCCGATGATGATTCCATCTCTGCGTCTGGCTCGCCTTGGTCAGTGTCCGGCGCGATCTCTTGCTCTTTCGGTGCTAGCTTCTCGTATAGCTCAGTGAGTCCGCCCGAATCCTTCGCGGTATCCTTGATCAATGCTTGGCCGTCTGCCGGTGAATTGATGCCGTGAAAATCGTTTAGCTTTTTATCGGTCGCTGTCCAGATCTTAGCGATGCGACGTGCGCGGCTGATCATTACCTTGACAGATGCCTCTGATTTACCGCCAGCGATTAACCCGCCCTCATAACCGCCGATGAACTCCGCGGTATCCTCTTTCGTTTTAACGTCAGCTAGTCCCTTGATCATTGCCGCGACTGGTTTCTTCTCTGCGTCTAGTTGTGCTTTTGCAACAATAGCGCCAGCGCCTTTGATATCTATGTTAGTCATGATATTAACTCCAGTTAATTCTTAATTGAGAATCATTCTCATTTGCCCTCACGGAATTGTGGTGACAGGGAAAGTATCTCAAATCCTGTGGAGAATGTCAAATTAACTCCAGTTAATCTAGACCTGTGGAGTACCATCATCGACTCACGCACCAGCACATCACAGACCCTGTGTCAACAACGCAATTACCGTGCCAATAGCAATATCCATGCCAAAAACTACCACGGGGGGCCGCATACTATACAGCGTTACGTAGTAGTAGCTACTCAGCCACAAAAAAGAGCTAAATTGGAAAGCGTTGTTACTAGTACTTTGCGTTATATATCAAAGATTTACTAGAACTTCTAGTTATAAAGGTAATCTGCACTGTAAAATCACAGAATCTGTGCTGTAAATACAATGTTTTTACCCTACAGGGGTTGACAAATGAGTAAAAGTATGCTATAATATATGTATATATAGAACTATAGCGGAAAGTACGATGCATTAAGACTAAGTACTAGTGCATATTACCCACAAGTATAGATAACAAACCAGAAAGCAAACTAGGTAGAGCCTATACAATATGGAAAACAAGAAGAATCCTGTCGGTAGACCTAAAAGAAGTTCTGTTTCTAGTAAGGCAAAGGGAAATAGGAAGTCTGTTGGACGCCCAAAGGGTGATGCAGCAATCATTAATGAGTATAAGGCAAGGATGTTAAACTCGCCTCGCTCTCGCGCCGTGATGGATGCAATATTTGATGCAGCACTAGACCCAGAAAACAAGAATCAGTCAGCAGCGTGGAAGTTAGTTATGGATAGAATCCTTCCTGTTGCTGCATTTGAAAAAGATATCGTTAAAGATGGTGGACGTAACGCCATTCAGATCAACATTAGTGGTGTTGGTGCTGTAGAGACTACTAATGTTGGCGAACCTACAATCATTGAAGGAGAAGTAGTAGATGAATCTTAAGCATTTTGACCCTTCAGAGTTTAATTGTCAGGTTACTGGTAACAACAACATGGAGAAAGACTTTCTAGAAAAGATGGACGAGTTGAGAGAAGCGTGTGGGTTTCCTTTCACAATCACCAGTGGGTATCGACACCCAACTGAGCATCCGATAGAGGCTAAGAAAGAAGTACCTGGATGTCACGCTCAGGGAATCGCGGCGGATATAAAAATAACAAACGCCGTGTTTCGCCTTAAGATAGTAACAAAGGCTATTGAGCTAGGATTTACAGGTATTGGTATTGCTGATGACTTTGTACACGTAGATACACGCGGAACAACACCCGTTATGTGGACATATTAGTGGATCTTGACATTGAACTACTGCCTTGGCAACAAGATGTCTGGGCAGACAGTACACGATTTAAAATAGTAGCGGCAGGACGACGAACAGGCAAGTCTAGACTAGCTGCTTGGATGTTGATTGTTAATGCATTGCAAGCAGATAGAGGACATGTATTTTATGTTGCGCCGACCCAAGGACAAGCACGAGACATCATGTGGCAGACCCTGCTTGAGCTTGGCAATCCTGTTATCTCTAATAGCCACATCAATAATTTACAAATCAAGTTGGTCAATGGAGCAACCATTAGCCTCAAAGGGGCTGATAGACCAGAGACAATGCGTGGGGTGTCGTTAAAGTTTCTTGTTCTAGACGAGTACGCAGACATGAAACCCGACGTATTTGAACAAATCCTAAGACCTGCACTAGCTGACCAAAAGGGCTGTGCGATGTTTATTGGAACACCTATGGGTCGTAACCATTTCTATGACTTGTATAAATATGCGGAGCTAGATGATGATCCGACTTACAAAGCTTGGCACTTTACTTCTTACGATAATCCTATTCTTGATCCAGATGAAATCAATATTGCTAAAAGGTCTATGTCTTCTTATGCGTTTCGCCAAGAGTTTATGGCGTCGTTTGAAGCTCGTGGGTCAGAAATGTTTAAAGAAGACTGGGTTAGTTTTGGAGAAGATCCAGAAGAAGGTGACTACTATATTGCAATCGACTTGGCGGGTTTTGAAGAAGTAGGTAAGAAACGAACAAAGAACACCAAACTTGACGAGACTGCTATATCTGTAGTTAAAGTAGGAGACAACGGGGATTGGTTTGTAGAGAACATTATATATGGGCGTTGGACATTAGATGAAACAGCCGTCAAGATCTTCCAAGCTGTGCGTGATTACAGCCCTATTTCTGTTGGCATCGAAAGGGGAATTGCAAAACAGGCAGTTATGTCTCCCTTGCTTAACTTACAAAAGAAGTACGCACAGTTTTTTAGAATTGAAGAGTTAACGCACGGTAACAAAAAGAAAACAGATAGGGTAATGTGGGCGTTACAAGGCAGGTTTGAAAACAACACTATTACCTTAAACAAAGGTGAATGGAACAGTAGATTTCTTGACCAACTGTTTCAGTTTCCTGATCCATTGACGCATGACGATTTAGTTGACTCACTTGCGTACATAGATCAATTAGCTAACGTCCCTTACGGTATAGGGGATATAGATTTCGACGAGCCTGAAATTTTAGATATTGTAGCAGGATACTGATATGACTGAACTATATGAACAAGATCCATTGATGATCCAAGAGTCTCTAGAAGATTGGGTTATAACTAAGTGTGAAGATTGGAGGGATAACTACGAAAGCAATTATGAACAGAAATTTGAAGAATATTATAGATTATGGCGTGGTCAATGGAGTGCTGCTGACAGTGAGCGTGGGTCTGAGCGTTCCCGTATTATTTCTCCTGCATTACAACAGGCAGTTGAGTCTAATGTTGCTGAACTAGAAGAGGCTACATTTGGTCGTGGTAAGTGGTTTGACGTTAGTGATAACTTTGGCGATACAGACAGACAAGACGTACAGTTCCTTCGCAACAAGCTTACAGAAGACTTTGAAAACTGCATGGTACGTAAGGCCGTTGCAGAGTGTTTGATTAACTCAGCAGTGTTTGGTACAGGCATTGGTGAGATTGTCATTGAAGAAATGAAAGAGATGGTTCCTGCAACTCAACCTGTTATGGGAGGTGATCTACAAGCCGTTGGTGTTAACATTACTGAGCGTGTCGTTGTAAAGCTTAAACCTGTACTGCCTCAAAACTTCCTAATAGACCCCGTAGCAACATCTATTGAAGACGCTATGGGTGTAGCTATTGATGAGTTTGTCAGTAAACACCATGTAGAAATGTTACAAGAACAGGGCGTATACAAGGATGTTTATGTTGGTTCAGCTGCTCCTGACACAGACCTAGAGCCTGACCAAGACCTTACTGTTTACAGTGACGACAAGGTACGCCTTACTAAGTACTACGGTTTAGTGCCACGAGAGCTTCTAGATTCCGCTCTAAGCGACGATGTAGAAGAGCTGGTAGAAGAGGAAGGGTCTGAATCAAAGTACGTAGAAGCCGTTGTAGTGATTGCTAACGGCGGTACGTTACTAAAAGCAGAAGCTAATCCTTACATGATGGAAGATCGTCCTATTGTTGCATTTCCTTGGGACGTAGTACCCGGACGCTTCTGGGGTCGTGGTGTATGTGAAAAAGGATATAACAGTCAGAAAGCTCTTGACACTGAGTTACGTGCAAGAATAGACGCACTAAGCCTTACCATTCATCCAATGATGGCAATTGATGCTACACGGCTACCAAGAGGTTCTAAGCCAGAAGTACGTCCCGGAAAGATAATCCTAACCAACGGAGACCCTCGTGAAGTTTTACAACCCTTTAACTTTGGTCAAGTTAATCAAATTACTTTTTCTCAGGCCGGAGCCTTGCAGCAGATGGTACAGCAAGCAACAGGAGCCGTTGACTCAGCAGGAATTGCAGGTCAGGTTAATGGCGAGAGTACTGCCGCTGGTATTAGTATGTCTCTTGGCGCTATTATTAAACGTCATAAACGCACACTAATTAACTTTCAACAATCTTTTTTGATTCCTTTTGTTAAGAAAGCAGCTTATAGGTATATGCAATTTGACCCCGAAAATTACCCCGTGGCTGATTATAAATTTAACGCTAGTAGTACTTTGGGTATTATTGCAAGAGAATACGAAGTAACCCAGCTAGTACAGTTATTACAGACTATGGGTAAAGACTCTCCTCTGTACAACACACTGATACAGTCAGTGGTTGACAACATGAACTTGTCTAACCGTGAAGAATTACTTGCAGCACTTGCTCAAGCTTCACAACCTAACCCTCAAGCACAGCAAATGCAACAACAAGCACAACAACTACAGATGCAGTTCCAACAGTCACAGACTCAAGCACTCTCTGCTCAGGCTCAAGAGTCACAAGCACGAGCTGCTAAGTTAGCTGCTGAAGCTGCTGTTGTACCGCAAGAACTAGAAATAGATAAGATCAATGCTATCACTCGAAACCTTCGTGAAGGTGATGCTGAAGATAAAGAGTTTGAACGCCGTATGAAAGTGGCTGATACTCTCCTTAAAGAAAAAGCAATAGAAGGTAAGACTAATGTTAATAACGCAAAAAGAAATGCAGTCCCTGCTGGACCAAGTCAACGACCACTTCAAAGGGACGTTCCAGCGCCTCAAAGTCCTAGAGGACCAGCTGAACCAACTGGAAACCAAGGTGGAGGAATTATCTAATGGCAAAGAAGCACCCAAGCGTAGAACGGGCGGGGGTAAGCGGGTTCAACAAGCCCAAGAGGACGCCTAGTCATCCGACCAAATCTCATGTAGTTGTAGTTAAGTGCGATGATGGTAAAGTAAAAACTATTCGGTTTGGCGAGCAAGGAGCTAGTACCGCAGGAAAGCCTAAAGCAGGGGAGTCAGAAAAGATGAAAGCAAAACGAAAATCTTTTAAGGCTCGTCATGCCAAGAATATTGCTAAAGGCAAATGCTCTGCGGCATATTGGGCCAATAAGGTTAAATGGTAATAAATTATGAAAGTTAAAGCCCCGGACGGTCATCACTGGATGAAGAAAGGTAGCAATTACAAGTTAATGAAAGATCCTGCTGGTGGTTATAAGCCCCACAAAGGCGCGTCTAAATCAGCAGATTTTGCAGTTCAAAAAGTCCACAAAAAATAAGGAGAGCGTTATGCCCGGTAAAAAGAAAAAGAAAGTTAAAAAGCCATACAGCTACAAAAAAGGCTTGACAAATGCATAAAAGTGTGGTATAATATAACTATATAATATAATAACAGAGGAAATCATGACTCCCGAGCTTGAAACTTATTTTAATAATTACAACGAACTCTTCAACCATGAAGGTTTCAAACAACTCGTACAAGAGCTTTCCACTAACGCACAACAACTAGCAGACATACAAACAGTTAAAGATCTGGAAGATTTACATTTTCGTAAAGGCCAAGTCTCTGCTTTTGCTACTGTCATTAACCTACAAGGAACTATCGAGGCTGCTCGCGATCAAGCTGAAGCAGAAGATGAAGGTTCTGTAGGTGTTTAAAGTATACGACTTCCGTTGCACTAACGGACATGTCTTTGAAGAATTTGTAACGTCAGATGTCACAACCAGTAGGTGCGGTTGTGGTGCTAACGCTACAAGAATGGTATCTGCCCCGTCTTTCCACCTTAATGGCTCCGATGGTTCATTCCCCGGAGCTTCTATTAAATGGACTAGGGAACACGAAAAAGCAGGTAGTAAATAGTAACTCCATAATGATTATAATCACGGAGATTAATAATGTCAAGAGCAACATTAGTTGACCCGCAACCGGAAGTGGAAAACGCGGATAATATAAATGAAGAAGCAAATGAGACTCAGTACGAGGAAGAAGTAACTGAACAACCTCAAGAGCAGTCTACCGTTCCAGAGAAGTATCAAGGTAAGTCGCTGGAAGAAGTCGTACAGATGCACCAAGAAGCTGAGAAGCTTTTAGGTCGTCAGTCCGGTGAGGTAGGAGAACTTCGTAAAGTGGTTGATGATTACATTAGTAGTCAAGCACCCGCGCAAGCACCTCAACAATACGTTGAGCCTGAAGAAGATATAGATTACTTCACTGATCCACAAGGTGCTGTTAATCGTGCTATTGAGAACCACCCTAAAATTAGAGAAGCAGAGCAGTACACTGTTGAGTATAAAAAGCAGTCGTCTCTTGCTACGCTTCAAGCTAAACACCCAGATATGCAAACAATACTAGGAGACCCTAAGTTTGCAGAATGGATTAAAGCATCTAAGATTAGGACTCAGTTATTTGTAGCGGCTGACCAAGGTTATGATTCTGATTCTGCTGATGAGCTATTTACACTCTGGAAAGAACGTAAAGTAGTTGCACAACAGACTGTCGATGTTGAAAAACAGGCACGGAAGCAAACACTAAAAGCAGCTAGTACAGGTAATGCACGAGGCAGTAACCAAGGGACAAGGAAGAAAGTATATCGTCGGGCCGATATTATTAAACTTATGAGAACAGACCCAGACCGTTATACAGCATTAGCCGATGAGATTATGGCAGCTTATGCGGAGGGTCGAGTAAAATAATCTAGGAGATTACAATGGCTACTCAAACTTATCCCGGTACGGTTGGCGGTGGAAGTATCGTCAACAAAACAGCAGCTGCTACTTTTATTCCAGAAATCTGGAGTGATGAGATTATTGCTGCATATCAGAAGAACCTAAAGATGGCTCCTCTGGTCAAGAAGCTTCCAATGACAGGCAAAAAGGGTGATGTAATTCACATTCCTAAGCCTATCCGTGGCGCTGCTTCTGCTAAGGTTGCTGACACTGCTGTCAACATCCAAGCAAACGTAGAAGGCGAATTGCAGATTTCTGTTAATCGTCACTTCGAGTACTCACGTTTTATTGAAGACATCGTAGAAGTACAGGCGCTTAACAGCCTCCGTCAGTTCTACACTGAAGACGCTGGTTATCAGTTGGCTCTTAAGGTTGACACTGACCTTATGAATGCTGCTACTGGTTTCGGTGACGGAACTATGGACCTTGCTGCTCCTTCTGGTGCTGACTGGGAAAATAGCAACTCATACTTCTTTGATGCCGCAGCAACAGGTGGTACTCCATTAAGTTTGTTTGATGCTGCTGGTGGACACAGTGTAGCTGCTGGTGACGTATTTAGCGATGCTGGCTTCCGTCAAGCTATCCAGTTGTTGGACGATGCTGACGTACCAATGGACGGACGTTGCATTATCGTTCCTCCAGTAGTACGTAACACCATCATGGGTACTGAGCGATTCTCGTCTTCTGACTTCGTATCAGGACAGACTGTTAACACTGGTCTTATTGGCAACTTGTATGGCGTAGACGTTTACGTTTCATCTAACTGCCCAACACTCCAGTCTAATGTACGTGGCTGTATCATGATGCAGAAGGACGCTCTTGTACACGCAGAGCAGATGTCTGTACGTTCACAGACTCAGTACAAGCAAGAGTACCTCTCAACGCTGTTTACTTCGGACACTCTTTACGGTGTTCAGGTATACCGTCCAGAAGCTGGTCTTGTACTTGCTGTTTACGACGCGTAAGTAGTTCTGAGGGGAAAGCTGGCGACAGTTAGTACCCTCATTTTATTTCTTCAAAACCTACGACTACTTTACTGAGAGCGTTAAGCCATGACTGACTATACAAAGACTACTGACTTTACATCAAAAGATTCCTTACCGTCAGGCGACTCAGGTAAAATCATTCGAGGCGCTGAATTTGGTACAGAGTTTGACAACATTCAAACAGCGGTAAACTCTAAGTCAAACAAAGAAAACCCCTCCTTTACCGGCAACATCACAGTCACAGGCACTGTAGATGGCCGCGACATTTCCGCTGACGGCACTAAATTAGACACCATTGAAACTAGCGCAGACGTTACTGACACAGCCAACGTAACTGCCGCTGGCGCTGTAATGGACAGTGAGTTAACTGACATCACTGCTGTTAAGGCGTTAAACCAAGGTGTTGCTACCACTGATAGCCCTACATTTGCCGCTGTTACTTCTACAGGTAATGTTACTGTAGGTGGTACTGTAGACGGTCGAGACGTAGCTACAGACGGTACAAAGCTAGACACAGTTGAAACCAATGCAGACGTAACGGATACTACTAATGTTACTGCCGCTGGTGCCTTGATGGACTCAGAGGTTACTAACTTAGATCAAGTAAAAGCCTTTGACTCTGCTGACTACGCTACTGCTGCACAAGGCACTACTGCTGACAACGCACTGCCTAAGACTGGCGGAGCAATGACTGGTGCCATTACTACTAACAGCACCTTTGATGGACGCGACGTGGCAACTGACGGTACTAAGCTGGACGGCATAGAAGCCTTAGCAGACGTCACAGACACAGCTAACGTCACAGCCGCTGGCGCATTGATGGACTCTGAGCTAACAGACCTTACTGCTGTTAAGTCTCTGGATCAGGGCGTTGCTACTACTGACTCACCAACCTTTGCAGGTCTTACGACTACAGCAGACATGACTTTCGGTGACAACGACAAGGCTATCTTTGGTGCTGGCTCTGACCTACAGCTCTATCATGATGGGTCTAATAGCTATGTACAGGATGCAGGGGACGGAGCATTAATTTTAAACACAACTAATGGTGGCGGTGTTTATGTTTACTCTGCTGGCGAAACAATGGCTACGTTCAATAGCAACGGCGCAGTCAACCTTTACTACGACAACGCCGCCAAACTAGCCACCACCTCCACAGGCATAGACGTTACTGGCACAGCCACGATGGATGGGCTTACTGTTAGTTCAACTACTCCTGTTATTGATGTTTTAGCAAATACAAACGAAGACGCTAGTTTGCGTTTACGAGAAAACGGAACGGGCATTGTTGGTGCGGAGTTTACCTATGATGGTGGAGACAACGCACTCTATTTAAAAGTTGGTAACAATACAGATACAAAACGTCTTTCTGTTTCTCGCGACACAGGAGACATCAGCTTCTACGAAGACACTGGCACGACTGCGAAGTTCTTCTGGGATGCGTCTGCGGAGTCTTTGGGTATTGGCACTAGCAGTCCACAGGCGTCTATACACACTGAAGGCGATGTCATAATTGGCACAGCTACTCACGGCGCTTCTTACGAAGGTGTATTACAGATTGCTGATGGCGCTGTAAATGGAAGAACTGCGGTTCTTATTTACAACAACCATCCCGACCAGTTTATGAAGTTAGGTCAGGATGTAAATACAGCATTCATTGGTAGAGATAATGCAGACGAGTTTGCTATTGGTTTGTTTGATAACGCCTCAGATACAACACTAGACAAGCAGTTTGTTATAGATGCTAGTGGCAACGTCGGTATTGGTACAGACAGTCCAGCAACCTTGCTTGAGCTTTCCGCCAATAATAACGGTGGTGCTTCAAACAACACACTTAGGTTTACTGATACAGATACCGTCACTGAGGCTGGTCAACAAATAGGAAAAATCGAGTTTAAATCAAATGACGCAAGTGGCGATGGCGCTTTGGTTCGTGGATTTATTAACTGTATTTCTGAAGATGCCTCCCCCTCTTCTGCTATTACTTTTGCTACCAACGCTGGAGGTGCAGGAGTAGCGACAGAAGAAGCCATGCGCATCGACTCAAGCGGGAATGTTGGTATTGGCAGTAGCAGTCCAGATACCCATTTACATGTTCAAGGTTCTTCTGGAGAAATAAGAGTCCAAGACACTGGCTCTGGTGGAGGCATAGTATCTTTTAGGGACAGCGGAACAAGCAGTATCCCAAGCATACAAAGTTCAGGAAATAATCTGCTGGTAAACACTGGCGGCTCAGAACGTATGCGTATCGACTCAAGCGGCAACTTGTTGGTTGGGAAGACTAGCGCAGGTTCAAACAATGTTGGTGCAGAACTACGCCCACAAGGTTACATCTTTGGCACGGGCGACGGCATTAATCCCTTGCGTCTTAATCGTCAAACTTCTGATGGAATGATTGCAGACTTCCAGAAAGACGGCACAACAGTCGGTAGTATTGGTACTGCTTCTAGTCGAGTTTACATAGGTACAGATGATACAGGCTTAAGATTTACTAATGATGAAATTACGCCGTTTAACCCAAGTGTTTCTGCTGATAGAAATGGGACTGTTGACTTAGGTGGTTCATCAACACGCTTCAAAGACCTTTACCTGTCAGGCGGTGCGTACCTAGGCGGCACAGGTTCAGCCAATAAGCTAGACGACTACGAAGAAGGGACGTTTACTGCAACTTTAAAAGGAAGCACTGGCGAACCCGGAACATTGATTACAACTACAGGTTATTACACAAAAATAGGTAGAGATGTTACTTATAACATTAGTTTTGAAAATGTTAATACAACAGGTTATTCAGGGTCTGTGTCTGTATCAGGACTTCCATTTGCTAATGGTTTTGGTCGTCATACTGCCGCCGCTGGTGTTTACTCTTTAGCATCTTGGACTGATTTTGTAATTGGCGTATCTGGGCAAGCAACTACAACTATAGATTTAATGGACATAAGGTCAGGAAACTTGTGGGCTTCCGCACAACATAGTGCTGGTACTACACGTTACTTGTGGCTATCAGGAACCTACATGACAACAGCCTAATTATCTCAAGTGGATTCTTGAGACGGACTAAAGGAGAAAGACAATGGCATTAACTAAAGAAGTAGTAGCAGACAAAATCGAAGTAGTCACAGGACAAGACGAGGACGGCAACGACGTAACCTCTGTTCAAGTACGGACTGCTACTAAGGTACTCGAAGACGGCGCTGTGATTTCACAGTCTTATCACCGTCATGTAATTCAATCAGGTGACGACTGGACATCTGAACCACAGAACGTGCAGGACATCTGCAACGCAGTATTTGGAGACTAACAATGGCTACATGGACTATCGCAAATCTTGAGTGTAACTTGGCAGACGGCGGTGTAACCGTTGCACACTGGCGATGCACTGAAGAAGACGGAGACTTCTCTGCATCATCATACGGTACGTGTGGGTTTACACCTGACCCTACTGCATCTGACTACATTGCTTATAACAGCCTGACAGAAGCTAACGTACTGGCATGGGTACACGCAGAGGTAGACAAAGACGCTACTGAAGCGGCACTGACTGCTAAGATCGAAGCAGACAAGAACCCAACCAGTGCCTCTGGTGTGCCTTGGTAAATGATTGATCCTGTTACTGCTATTGCTGGAGCCTCTAAAGCATTTGCTATGGCAAAGGCAATGGTAGAAGCAGGAAGGGCTGCTGAAGACACTATGATGCAGATAAGTACTTGGTACGGACACGCATCAGATGTCATCTACGCAGACAACAAGGCAAAAAGAG